AGTAGTAAGCGTTGCATTGGCATTATTATCGCCAACCTGAACTGTATCTGCTCCAAGATTAACATCGCCTGTTCCGTTTGGAATGATGTCAATATCGGCATTGGAAGTTGAAACTATATCGTTTCCGTTACAATCTAAATTTCCACCAAGTTGCGGTGAAGTGTCTGCAACTACACTAGAAAGTAGACCTGTATTAATAATATCTGTTCCATTGTGATAACATAAATAAGTAGAACCTTCGCTAAGAGCAAATCCTGTTTCACCTGTAACTTTAAAAGTTAAAGTGTTTCCACCGTGGGTTGTATTGTCGTAAACGATAAAAGGTTTTTCAATATTTTCTGAGCCACCAGGAGAAGATCCTGAGCCAGCTGTAGCGGCAATATCTAAAACTCTCGTTCCTCCAATAGTTCCTGTTAATTCTATAATAAATGCTCTTCCGTCATAAGTTCCAGTCGAGCCATCTGGAATAGTTAAAGTTCTATCCGCCGTCATGGCAATAGAGACATAACCAAAAGTGTCTTTTACTTCATTCCATGTAGTGTTTGTTACGTTTCCCCATGTTCCGGCTTTTTCACCGGTTGTCATTAATTGAAGACCTAGACCATTATAATTTGATGCCATAATTTATTCTCCTTAAGCAGCTTGATGAATATTAACGTCTGTATAGCTTGTTGTGCTTCCAGTGTCAACATCAGAGTAAGCCTTAATTCCGAGCACTCCTGCAGTCCCAGTTATTGATTGTGCAGTAGGTTTAACGGTAATATCCGTAAAGGCCGTAGCCGATCCAAGAGAACTTGTTATTGCTTGTCCAGTAACAGGGAAATCTATACTTGGTTTTGCAAGAGCCGTTCCTATAGCCGAAGTAATGCTTTGAGCTGTAGGTTTAACGGTAATATCCGTAAAGGCCGTAGCCGATCCAAGAGAACTTGTTATTGCCTGTCCAGTAACATCAATATCCACTCCACCTACTACGGCTGCTGTTCCTACAGCAGACGTTATTTGGACACCTGTTACAGCCACAGGCTGAGTATAAGCTAGTACCGTTCCAACAGAAGCAGTAATAGACTGTCCTGTTACACTAACGTCTGCATTGGCATTAACGGTAACGCTGCCTACCGATGATGTTATAGTTACGGATGTAGGTTTAACTATTGCATTCGCTTTAGTTGTAGCGCTTCCTATTGCCGATGTAATTTCTTGGCCGGTTACTTGAACTGTATATGTACCACCCCAAACTCTGTTACCCCAGGTTCCTCTTCCCCAACCCTGTGCAATAACGCCTTCGGCAGTTGTAGATCCTACTGAAGAAGTAATAGTTTGAGTGGTGGGTTTAACTGTAATATCTGTAAAAGCTGTAACCGACCCAAGCGCAGAAGTTATTTGTTGTCCAACAGGTTTAACTATATTGACGTCTGGAGTACCTACTGCTGATGTAATTGATTGACCAGTAACCGCTACAAGCGTATCACTTTGTTTACCCCAAAGACCGCGTCCCCAGGTTGTAGGGGATACACCCCAAGTATTAGCAGCCATCTAAGACCCCGGCTCCCTAAGCGAGTCTTATGATCGCTAATGTATCAGTATAGTTTGGAAACTGAATTGTGAAAGTACAAGCTGTAGAAGTTTTAACAGTACTAAAATCCAACACGGCAATAGATTTATTACTCTTTGATGAATTGTAAATTAAAGCTCCCATTGCAGAAATTGTTGCAGTTAAATAAGACAGATCAGTAAAATCAGCAATAGCTGTCGTTCCCGACAAACTAGTTGTTTGACCCGCTAAAGTTTTTCCTCCTGCAGTATAGTCCCCTGAGTTTCCTACTTCACCTGTTGCTGTCTAAGAAGCTAGGCCAGGACCAATTGTTGATGAGTCTGTATATAAAGTTAATTTAAGAGTATCTCCACTAGCAGCGATATCATGGTCACCGGCTAATAGTTGTCTCTTAAAAGAACTGGTAATTGCACTTGTTGTTATAGCCATATTTTTCTCCTATTATGGTCCCGGTGAAGGCGAATCAATTCGTATTCGGATTGCTCCATCATCGTAATCGTCTCTTCTCCTTCGACCAACTTGTTCGATTGCGAACTTCTCTACCTCTTTATTATAGCGTTGCTCATATAATGTCAACATATCTTGTGGACCCTTTAAATATGAGAAAGCTTCAACAAGACACGCATATAATAGGCCATTTCCAAAATTCTGGCTAATATAAGTAGTCGTGTTTCCAGAAGCCAGAGCAGTCGGCATCTTTACAAAATTAACCTGAAACTGATAAGTAGAATCGGGGCAAGGAGCGACTGTAATAGTCCCTGAAGTCGTTACGGCTACTCCCGTAGCACCTCCATACATTGCGTAATATTTAGGCAGCCCGCGGCCTGTAGCTGTGGTTGTTCCACCTTCAGCGAATTTGTTATATTCGTTGATAAAAGTAATATCTCTTTTTTGTAAATAGGTACGTTCGGCTGGAGACGATCCATCTACCACTTCTATGGATCTAATAACAAGACACCCAGCGGGCGCATTAATATATTGCTGCCCTGTGACAAAATTCCCTAATTGAGAATCTCGGTAAGCGTCAATGTTAACTTCTCTTAAAATTCTATGTTCTGAATTTTCAATAAACTGATCTGTAATCGTACTAGTAAGAACATCAGTTCCTACTTCAGTATAATTTCCAATCGCTGTAGTTAATGTTGCGTATGTGAATCCTGCCATTATGCTGATATAGTTACCGGTCCAACGGACACTGGATAACCTCCTCCTTTTATTCCTCCTGTTGTAGCTGTACTAGTATCTACAACAAAATAAAACCAATTAGTAGTTTTATCTGTATCACGCGCACCGCTTACCCATTTTCCTGTTCGAATCGGGTAGCCAGCGGCTTTTGTAACATTAGATCCTGCAATACCGTCAAAGGTAGGTGGATTAGTATAATTCCCTCCTGTTGAAGAAGCGCCTCTGAATCGATAAGTACTGGAATCCGTTAAGCCATGACCAGGTACGTTGACATTAATATAAGAAGACCCTCCACCATAAGTGGTGAAAGGATCCTTAGGCATTAATTGTGTAACAGCCGGAGCCGTTCTTGCAGGTCTGGCTTTTTTTAAAGCTATTGGATCCGCTCCATGGGGTCTAGGACTTAATTGAGGTTGTTTAGATTCAAATTCTGAATAATGAACAAAGAGACCATTCCATTGGGTAACCATTTCATTCCATGGAAAAGCTTGTCCACTAATGTCTGAAATAGCAAGTGCATATTTTCCTTTTGCAAAATTTGCCATTATTTTTTACCTCCAGGTCCTAAAGGCTTGCCTACTTCAGCTTTTCGGTTTTTTAATTCTTTTTCAATTTCATCTTTTATTTCTTGAGGTGTTTTTGAATCATTTAAAAGTTCTCTTAAACGACCACTACCCATGTTACTTATTCCAGATACAAAGTCATGAATTTTTAAACCAGGACCACTTCCTGAATATTTATAAGTTTTGCCCATAATTATATATTCGGATAATAAGTTTTTGGCGTAATGTATGTACTCGCCTCTGAACCATCCGCTGCCTCCGCTCTAATTAATTCATCTTCATATAATATTTTTAACTGTTGTGTTCTGTCTGGTGAATATTTTAAACTTAAATAGTATGCAAGACCTGCGCACATAGCAGGAATATAATTGTAAGGAACATCGCATTAAAATAGCTTCCGGCGTCCTGAATTCTTTTTACAAAATAGATATGAATTTCTTTCGATGCGTTAGTAGAATCGGCTGTTAAATAAATAGTGACAGTTGTCTTATCAATAAACCGTTGAACAAAATATTGGGAAGGAGTTCCTTTCGCTAATTTATTAGATAAGGCAGAATACGTTGATCTAGTTATTTTTGTCAAAGCTGCATCAGATTCGGAAGTTGTTCCTCTGCTTGTTCTAAGAGTAGCTTCAAGGACATCCTCTAATCCATAAGTAGAAGTGCCTGTAGTTCCGCCTGCTGTGGTGTCACTAGCCCCGTCTCCTGTAGCTCGATAAAAAGTATAAGTTGACTGACCTTCAACAAGGTCAATATTGGTATCTCCTACTTCCCAGTAGTGTAATCCTCTATTAGACCATTCTTGAAAAAGAATGTTTAAAGATCGTCTTGCTGTTTTTAACTGGTAACCGGCAACTCCACGAATTCCACATCTTTCATATGCTTCTTCGATAATATCATCGATGTAAAATGTTTTCCCGAACGTTGCTGTTCCGGATGTCGTATTAGCCATCTAGTCTCCTTAACCGTCGTAGAATACTGTTACACCTGTTACAGAAGTTGCTGGTACGGTTATATAAGCTCCCGCATCAAACAGTACCCCATTATCAGGAATATAAGGCTCTATAGCATCCACTGCGCCAGTTGTAGGAATCGTTAATAAAGTAGTTCCTGTTATTGAAGTATTTTTAAAAACAATACTTCCAGCAGAAGCTTTACTTGTACCTGTTATTCCTCTGATTCGCGTTCTTCCTAAAAATACTTGTCCAGTAAGTGTTCCTGTTCCCAGTATCCCAGCTTGAATATCAGTTGCAATAGCTCCATCAGAAACAATACTCGTAATAGTCAAATATTTGTTGACAGAACTTACAGCACCTGCATTAGGACCTGAAATATCCTCTGTTTGAGCATCTCCATTTCCATCAGTTCCTGTAATCGTGAAAGTATTTCCACTATTATCCGCACTTGAATATAAAGTTATTGTTTCTG